ATCCTCATAAGAGCCACGGATCACAACGGGTATCACCCGCCTGAGTTGGAATATCTTATTCTGACGCCCCACGTGCCGTGCCGCCTCCTGTTACCAGAGACTTTACAGGTAGTGAAGTGCCCAGAAGTTTTCTTAGAGCCCTCCAGCGTTTTACCGACGTAGGACCCTGAGTCACTAATCTTTTCGCCCGGTTGGCAGTAGCAAGTGCTTCTGCTTTCCCGAAACGTTGAGACGAATGACGCAGGACCTGTGAAGGTATCTCGCCGATGAGATCCTCGAATTCTTCTACCGATGATAAGAGGTCACAAACCTCTTTCTCAGTCGGAAGAATAATGTTCATCATCCCTCTAAGTATTGCTTCCACCTCCATGCGTTTCACCTCAAAGTCTTGGATCAAAGGCTCCCTGATATAGTTATGAAACCATTTGGCATAAGTTTGGAAAAGAACCTCCGATCCTTCGAAAGTCTGGGCAGGCACAAATTTTGCCATATTAGAGCCCATTAACTCAAGAAGACGCGGAAATCTCTCCATCTTACACCATTGGACTAAATAACGTACCAGTGAGTCTGAGCTCTTTTGATCGGTTACGCGATGAGTCTGGATAGACTCAAGACGCAACCAATCATAAAGAGTCCCAACACCTCGAGGAGCGCCAGGTTTAGAAAGCAATATAAGCACCCGGGATAGGATCTTTGGCATAGACAGAAGCGGACGGTTGTCCGCCCCTGAACATGCCTTGTACCCTATTCCCAGGAAACGCCCAATATTGTAACCGGAGAGCTTCCTACCCGTCAAACGTTCCGAGATCTTTATGACCTCGGGAACGAAAGTCGCGCCAAGCCAGCCAGAGGAGATACCAACTAAAGGAAGAGGAGTTACCTCTTCTCCCTTATAGAAGTATTTCTTGGCAAACTCGCACGAAAGGTTATCAGAGATAACGGATTTGTGAAATCCGATATCCACTCCGATTTCCGCCATTAGACGAGTATATTGATCGGCGACGAGGTGATCCCCTATCACCACGTCATCCCCCAATACTGCGTATAAAGGAAACCAAACTCTCCAGCCAGCCCTAAAGGCTGCAAACTGAATGAGTGCATGGTGCACCAACGCT